TCCAGAGCTGATGCTTTTTCCCATCCTTCACGCTGCTTCCAGCTTTCAACGGTCGTACGCTTTTCTTTCAGATGCCTGGCAATGGACGTGATACGCCAGCCCTGCCAATACAGGTTTTTGGCCAGACGCCGCGGATCGGTCTGCGCAGTTAACTCACACAGTGAGCTGGTATCAGGCTCGGCATTAGGCCGATCGTCAACAGATGGGGGATCAAGCAATTCAGTCATGCCGCTAGTGTGAAGCGCCGCTATGCAAAACGGGACAGGCAGAAGGTTAGATAGGCGCTAACTAACCTTCTGCCTGTTGAGCTTCATTCTTCGAAGCCGGAAGATGACAACTTCCATCCAACACCCCGACATCACCATGACCACCACATCCCAATTTTTTCGCGTTGCTACAGAAGGTGCCACGACCGATGGTCGCGCTATAGATCGCAGCACCATAGTTGAACTCGCCAAGACCTTTAATCCCAAAACGTATGGCGCACGAATCTGGCTGGAACATATCCGGGGCATGGTGCCCGACAGCGTTTTTAAAGCGTATGGCGATGTGGTGGCAGTGAAGGCCGAGGAAGTGGATACCGATCTGGGCAAACGTATGGCGCTGTTTGCGCAAATCGCGCCAACACCAGACCTGGTCGCGATGACCAAGGCACGCCAGAAAATCTATACCAGTCTGGAGATTGATCCGAAGTTTGCTGGTACCGGTTCGCCGTATCTGGTTGGGCTAGGTATTACTGATAGTCCTGCCAGCCTTGGTACCGATATATTGAGTTTTGCAGGCACCAAAGGAAAGGCCAGCCCGTTTGCAGCAAGAAAGCAGAATCCCGACAACGTGTTTTCTGAAGCGGTGGAAGTAGCGCTGGATTTTGAGGACGTTAAAACAGATACGGAAATCGGCAAACTGGCCGCCACCATAAAAAACCTGTTCAAAAAAATCACCACATCGGACGCCAGTCAGGATGCCCGTTTTTCTGAACTGAGTAACGCCATCGAAACGGTCGCCAACATCGTAGTTGCCAGCGACGAAAAGCAAACCACCCTCCTGTCCCGCATCGGCACGCTGGAATCCGCATTGACCGAAGCAAACAACCAGTTTGCGGCATTCAAATGCCAGATGGATAAAGAGGACGTCAACCCGAAAAAACGTCCGGCAGCGACAGGCGGTGGCAACGTCCAACAGACCGAATTTTAATCAAGCCGACAACGAAACCTTGTTCACATCAAATCCCTATTTCATATCAGGAACCAAACATGAAAAACGAAACGCGCCTTGTCTTTAATGCCTACCTGGAACGCCTGCAACAGTTGAACAATGCCGGCAACGTTTACAACACCTTTGATGTTGCGCCGAGCGTACAACAAAAGTTGGAGACCAAGATTCAGGAAAGCAGTGAGTTCCTCTCAAAAATCAACATCGTGGGCGTCGTTGAGCAAGAAGGTGACAAGCTGGGCTTAGGTATCTCCAGCCCCGTTGCCAGTCGCACCGACACCAATAAAGGCGAACGCCAGACACGTGACCTCTCGACGCTGGATTCACAACGTTATCGCTGTGAAAAAACTAACTTCGATACACACATCGGCTATGCCAAACTGGATGCATGGGCGAAGTTTCCCGATTTCCAGCAAAGGATTGCCAACCAGATTTTAATCCGTCAGGGGTTGGATCGGATGGTGATTGGTTTTCGCGGCGAACGTGTCGCAGCAGACACCGATCTGATCGCCAATCCGTTGTTACAGGACGTGAACAAGGGTTGGTTGCAGCATTACCGCGAAAACGCCCCTCAGCGTGTACTGGCCGCAGGAAACGAAGCCGGTAAGGTTGTCATCGGCGCAGGCGGCGACTATGAAAATTTGGATGCGGCTGTGTTCGACTCAATCAACCTGCTCGACCCGTGGTATCGCCAAGATACCGGACTGGTTGCCATCGTCGGTCGCCAACTCCTGTCCGACAAATATTTCCCGATGGTTAACACCAAACAAGCGCCGACCGAAACCTTGGCCGCCGATATCATCATCAGTCAAAAGCGCATTGGCGGCCTACCAGCGGTGACTGTGCCGTATTTTCCAGATGACGCCATCTTCATTACCCGCTACGACAATTTAAGTATCTACTTCCAGCAAAGCGCACGCCGTCGCCGCATCGTCGACGAAGCCAAGCGCGACCGGATTGAGAACTACGAATCCAGCAACGACGCGTACGTGGTTGAAGATTTTGGTCTGGGTGCTTTGATCGAAAACATCGAATTAAAAGCCTAAACCATGCGCACACTTTCTCCCGCGATGCGCCACCAGGCGCGCATGCTGGCACAAATGGCCGCAGGCAAGACCGAGCATGGCGACGCCACTACCGGCTCGCAGTATGAACTGATGCTATGCCAGCTCGCCGCAGATCGCCGCACATTAAGCCAGGTGCAATCGATCAAGACCCGCATCGAGTTAAAAAAGGGACTCCTGCCCAAGTACCAACCTTGGGTGGAAGGTGTGCTGGCGGCCGGTAAAGGCGCGCAGGACGACGTGCTGACCACCATCCTTGTTTGGCGCATAGATGCTGGCGACTACGAAGGCGCGTTACACATCGCCCGTTACGCGGTCAAATTCAACATGTCGTTGCCGGATCAGTATCAACGCAATCTGGCGACCACATTGCTGGATGAGTTTGCCGATGCCTATCTGCTGAAAAAAGGGCTGGAAACAAATCCACAACTTGCAACCGACCTGCTTGATGAAATCAACGCGCTAACCAAAGAACATGACGTCCCTGATCAGGCGCGGGCCAAGCTTTACAAAGCATTGGCCTACGCCCAACTCGACGCCTGGAATATCTCAGGCAGCAGCGACAGAAGCCCGCTGTCTGGCGTTGAGTTGGCCGCCGCAACCGCCGCGCATAGCAACTTGGTGGAAGCGTTAAAACTATTCACCGGCATCGGCGTGAAAAAGGATATTGAAAGGCTGGAGCGACGACTTAAAAAGTCAGCACAGGAATCATCCAGCCCCAATGAGCACCCTCCGGCGCACGGCGGCGCGGAATCAACTGGCGAGCAGATTCAAAGCGCTCCAACCGGGACGGTTCCGCCCACCGCCGACTGTTGACAGGAAACGATCATGAGCTTTATGGCCAATGCACCAAAACGGTCAGACACCAGCGTCGACGCCATCGAAAACGATGGCTGGTTTCCCGATATTGACGTGTCAGTCTTGCGCGATGCAACGCGTTTTGATGGCACGGTCACCGATGCCAGGCTGGCCGTTTCCGTTGTCGACGCCATGCTGACGGTCAATTTGGCGCTTGACGATTGGAAAAGGCATCAGATCGCCAAGGGCTACGGTGACTTGGCGGAGGTGCCAGCTGGCACCATCAACAAGCAAAGCCAGCATGTCGCTCATTACCTGCGCGCGGTATACAGCATGACCAAAGCGGATTTGATCGAGAAGTACCGCGACTACGACAGTACGGCCAGTTCACAGTCCGACAAAAAGCAAATGGAGTGGTTAGACACAGCGCCAGACCTAGAACGTCGCAACGCGCAGTGGGCGATTTCCAACATCATCGGACGTTCACATATGACGGTTGAGCTTATTTAAAGGGATGGAGAACGATGGCGATTACGGTTCGCGCAATGCAAAACGACACACTGGATCTGCTGTGTTGGCGGCACTTTGGCAGCAGTACTGCCAGCGTCGTTGAAAGCGCACTGGAATTGAACAGAAACGCCTTGAATGAAGTCGCGATCTTGCAGCATGGCCAACTGGTGATGTTGCCTGATCCGCCCAACAACACCGCCCCTGCAGAAAAGTCGTTGAGCCTGTGGGATTAACCAAAAACGTCACACCCCGAAGGGATTGAACAATGGCAGAACCGCATACCAGTAGTTTTATTATCGCCGTGGCAGGCGTTGGATTGACTACCCTGATCCCTGATATCGATGGCAATGCCCTGATTGGTGCGTTTGCCGGTTCCAGCCTGGTGGCAATCAGCAGCAAGAATCTGGCAGTACTCGCACGCTTTGCCTACATGATCATTTCGTTAGTGGTCGGCTATCTTGCCGCGCCGGAAGTGCTGGCGAATACGCCGCTAAGAGAATCCGGCGTGGCCGCATTTTTTGCGTCAGCCGTCGCAATAGCAGGAGCATTGCATTTACTGGACTTGATAACGGCCATTCAGCTACCCAGCCTTTTCGGGAAAGGAAAGAAAGATGATGTTAATCACTAGCGCATTCACTCACATACTCACGGCGGTGACGATACTCAGTTATACGATCACCTGTCTGCGCCTGATCACCTATCGTCGCGGATTGGGCAATTACCGCCTCAAAATTTCCCTGATAGCCTGGTGTTTGATCCTGTTTACCGGCACTACCGCACTCGACATGATCTTGCACCCCTCCCATGCCACGGTCGGCAACGCCGGTATTGGCATCACGCTGCTGGTTCTGGCATGGCGTGCGCGTGGCAATGTCGCTGATATGGTGCGGAGCTAATCATGCAACTCAGCCGAAATTTTACTCTTGCCGAATTCGTGCGCAGCACCACAGCGGACAAGCTCAAGCTGGACAATACCGCACCACCGGATGTCCTTAAAAACCTGTTCGTGCTGGCACAGTTCCTGGAGTCCGTCAGAAAAGAACTAGGCAATGTTCCCATGCTGATTTCGAGCGGCTATCGCTGCCCGTTATTAAACAAGGCTGTGGGCGGCGCATCCGATAGTAGTCATATCAAGGGATTGGCCTGTGATTTCACCGCGCCGCAATGTGGCACGCCACTGGAAATTTGCCAAACGCTGGCTAAATCCCCCCTCCCTTTTGATCAGTTAATCTATGAACAAAGCGGGTCGGCAATCTGGGTGCATATCGGACTGGCCGCAGACGGGATGGCACCACGTCGCCAAGTTCTCACGATCTACCGCAACAATACGAGGCTTGGCCTATGGGAGTAGTCGTCAAAATACTGATTAGCCTTTTGCTGACAGCAGCGGCGAGCGCCATGATTTTTTATCAGCATCAAGAGTTGCAGTTAGAGAAACAGAAGAATGCCACATTGATGCAAGAGAAGTCTGACCGTGACGAAACAATCAGCCTGTTACAGCAAACTGAAGCCAGCAACAAGAAGCGGTTAACCCAACTCCAGGCTGAACGAAACCGCATTGTCGCCAAGTTGACTGAACGTGAATCCTTTATTAATGGCCTTTACCATGACAATCCCGACATTCAAGACTGGGCTAACACTCCTCTGCCCGATGCTATTGTTCGCCTGCGCCAGCGCGCCGACACCACCGGCACAGGTGATCTACGTCCAGAGCTGCCCACCAGTGAGCCGCTGCTACCTGCCGGCAGCCAACCCGCGCACTAATGGGGAACTGAACCTGCTTCTGGAGCGCACCGAAGCGGCCTGGCAATTCTGTGCCGCACAGGTGGATATGATTGCAGATTGTCAGGCATCAACGACTGAAAAGCAGTGAGGGCAATAGTCTATGTATAAGGCCACCAGCCTGCGCGAACATCTGACCAATGCCAATCCGGATTTAAAACAAAATCCGGACAAGCTGCTGGTGTTTGTCGATCAAGGTCATGTTATTGCGACCGGTACGGCTTCCTTGTCGTTTGAATATCAGTATCGGTTAAATATCATCATTACCGATTACAGCGGCAATGAGGACGCCATCATGGTGCCGTTGTTGGCGTGGGTCGCGTTGCACCAGGCTGATTTACTGGGCAATCCTGATTTGCGTAAAACCGGCATAGGATTTGAAGTCGACTTTAACAATCACGAATCTGTCGATTTATCCATCACGCTCAGTCTGACGGAAAGAACCATTGTGACCAAGAAAGAAGGCGGTCAACTATCAATCGCGCATCCGGTTGAACAGCGGATGACGCCGCCCTATCAAGATGAATTCTGGTCACTCTATGATGGCAAAAACCTATTGGCTGAATGGGCGACACCGCTGTGAACGACGATCTCAGTATGTTGGCGACGTGGGCAGAAGCCTTGCTCGCAAAACTTGGCGATAGTCAGCGCCGCCAGTTAAATCGACAGATTGCGCAGGATCTCCGACGCAGTCAATGCCAGCGCATTGCCAGCCAGCGTGCGCCCGATCACAGCAACTATGTGCCGCGCAAACACCGTAAGGACCTGCGAGCTAAAAAGGGGCGAATTAAACGCCAAAAGGCCGCCATGTTTGTCAAACTGCGTACCAATAAATACCTTAAAACACAGCAGGATGCCAACCTGGTCACTGTCGGTTTTTTTGGCAGGATCGCGCGCATTGCGCGGGTACATCAGGATGGACTGAAAGACAAAGTGACAAAAAACGGCGTTGAATACCAGTATCCGGCGCGACCACTTCTTGGATTCAGTCCAGAGGATCATGCCATTATCCGGGAATCATTTTTGCGACATCTAAGAGACTGAACATTTCGTGTTTTCGTCCCTCAATCGATGCCAGTAGGCGCGAAACGATAAGAAGAGATTAGATACGTTAGTCGTTACGCAATTGAACCGGCGATGTCCTATCAAATAACGATTGTTGACTTGCAAACCAGAACTAATGTTTAATGCCTAAAAGAGTTGCCGGTGGCGGATTGACGCCAGACGCCAAGTTTCGCGAAAACCCGAAATCCACTTTCCAGCCACTCAGGTTTCGGTGCAATTCAGAATCCAAAAAACAAATCAGTTTTAGCAAGCAAGTCAGGAGTGTCTCCTTAATTTAACTCGGGCACCTTTCTATGGATATTATATTCAACGCTTTTGAGCGAGCAACCCAACTTGCAACAACCAATGGGAAGTGGGTAGTAGGTGTGGTTGAAACACAAATATTTTGGCCAAAGAATATGCAAGTTGTGCGATACAACCAAAGAGAATTCTTATTACTACCACTTGGCGAACCACGACCACCACAAGAAATTAGGCAATTGCCGGCCATTTGTCTACGGGTGGACGCATATATGCTCACGAATGAACAGGCTCGTCACGAAATATCTCAATTTGCGAGTGCACTTGCATGGCAAGAAAGCGGGAAAATTGATATCACCAGTTGGACAGGTGGAAATATGCCGCGCTCAATGGGAATTTTCCGAAACAATATGATTACCGAATACCTTGAAACAGAATATTTGCAGATCCCGACTAATGAAAAAGCGAAGGCAGCTCTCGCGTTCTTTCGCGAAGGTATTTCATTGGACAACCCGTTCTACGCATTTCTTAGTTTTTACAAAGCTTTTAGCGTGGCGATTCCTAAAACTGAACGGGGAGCCTGGATCACCAATAACCTAGATTTCATTAAAAATCCGAGGGCAAAAGAACGACTTGAGGAACTTAAAAAGACGGAGAAAGATATCGGCGTCTATCTATTTAAAAGAGGGAGGCATGCGATTGCCCATGCCGATCAAGAACCGTTTGTAAATCCTGACAGCACAGATGACCATTACCGATTGTCGTTGGATCTTCCGCTGATGCGAAATTTTGCTGAGTTAGCTATGGAAGAGAAATTGGAGCTATTAAAAAAACAAACGATTTATCGCAAACATTTATACGAATTAGAAGGATTCAGAAGCCTGCTCACTAACGAAGAAATTAGCAAATTCACTCAAGGCCAAGGAAACGAACTGCACATAACAATCAATTTACCCGAGTACTTTACAATTTTGGCAAAAAAGGAACACCAGCAATTTGCATTTGAAAAAATGTTTATCGTGAGCTCAACGTGTGTTGATTTTGGGTTGGAAATTATTTTTGAATCTGAAAGCCGAACTGTCAGGCTTAGAATAAATGCAGATTTCTCTAAAGAAGAATTGAATTTTGATCCAATTCTAGACCTCCAGATAAAGCCACATAGAACGCAAATTAAATCGATTGAAGAAGAAATTATTGCAAACGAATTCCAACACTGCATTCTTTCAAACGGTCACTTGGAAATATGGGATCCGTTCAAGAAAAGCAGATTTGCTTGTTCAAGTGGATATTTACCTAGAAATTGTATGGTTAACGATGAATATTTCAAAAATCAAATAAGGTCTCTCGAATTGCTCAAATCCGAATTAAATTCGAAGGTGCGATTCATATTATTTTAAAAACATAACTGAACGTTGCGAAATCAATAAAAAATGAAGAAAATCTATCTTGATCACCATTTCTTAGTAAACGAAAATTTATGGCCAGTGCTTCAAGAGCTGATAAGAAATAAAAATGCTCAACTAGTTATATCGATATGGAATCTTATTGAGATTGCTCAAGCCCACGATTCAGACCAAAAAATGCGAAGATTAGATTTCATCAAATCTGTCAATCCAATCTACGTCCACGACATGCAGACGTTGCAAAAATACGAAATCAGAAGCTTTCTTTGGCTTAATTTTTTTTACGCAGGACTGTATCCGTATAACGCATTCACGCCTTCATTTCCGACTTATATAGATTCAAATTTTGGGAAGAAAGTGCGATCTAGTTACACAATCGCTGATTTTTTTCAAGATTTACGACCTGGAGACCTTAATCCAATTTTACAACAACAAAACCAACACATCTTGGCATTGCAAGCCCTCCAAACCACAGAGAAAAAGAAATTAATAGAAGTTGAGGAGGATACTTTTTATCGATATCTTTTTACAAGACTGCCCGACTTCGCACCGGACGGATCAAATCTTGATCCAAATTATAAAAATAAAATTATTAGCTTTTGTCATGACCAAAGGGCAAAACTTCATCGGAATTGTCCTGCAATTTTTTCCGAAAGCGAGCTAGGGCTTTCCAGAAAAAGCAATCCTACACGAAGACCTCTTCGGTCTGACTCCGCCGATCTAATGCACTGTGTCGTAGCACTATCCTATTGCGACGTTTTTATTTCAAATGATAGATTTGCGCAGCATTGTTGCGTGAAAGCCAAAGAAAGGCTCACCCGTGAAAAAATGAAAACCGCTGAATTATTCAACTCCGTTCATGATTTTAAAGATTCAATCATCAATTCTTGATATCT